TGAACGTAAAGGAAAAGTTTTTAGCGACGTTCAAAACACTAGAATCTCGCAAGCAGCAATGGGATTCAACGTATGAAGAAGTGTATGAGTATTGTATGCCGCAACGAAATTTATTTAGCGAAGCGGTTAATGGTGCTAAACGGGATAACGCTCAAGTTGTTTTTGATTCAACCGCAGTAAACGGGACTCAAAAATTTGTGTCGAATATACAGAACGTGTTGGTGCCGCCGATGAAAAAGTGGGCTCGGTTAAAAGCGGGGATGTTTTTGAAAAATGAAGACGGGCAAGACGACCCCAAAGTGCTTAAAGAATTAGAAATTATGGAGAATCGGTTGTTTGATTGTCTTCATGCGTCGGCGTTTGACCAAGCAGTATCCGAAGCGTTATATGACGTAGCGGCTGGGACCGGCGCGTTACTAATACGCCCCGGCACAAATAGGCAACCATTACTGGTAGAAGCGGTACCGATTGCTAAGCTATACATAGCAACAGGGGCCGATAACACTGTGGATACGGTGTTTCGAAAAATGAAAGTACAATACCGAAACATTATGGACACGTGGCCCGATGCAAAAATTCCAAAAGAAATGCAAGAGGCTTATGCACAAAAACCAATGGACGAGTGCGAACTGATCGAGGGGATGTATCCGGCGGAAGTTACGGCAACTTATATGGTCGGAGGAGTGCAAAAAACCGAAAAGGTTATGGGGTTTAAGTATTGTATTTTGGCAACCAAAGGCGATCATTTACTTGTGGAGCGCGACGAGGAGTTTTTACCGTGGGTGGTGTTCCGATGGTCGGTGGTTGCTGGCGAGTGGTATGGCCGGGGGCCGCTTTTGTATGCACTACCCGATATTAAAACGCTTAACAAGTCGATAGAATTTGACTTAAAAGCAGCAGCAATGACCGGGCAGCCGCCGTTGCTTGTTGGTGACGATGGCGTTATGAGTTTAGAGAACATGAAACTGGAACCGGCAATCGCAATACCAGTGTATTGGGATATGGCCGGCCCCAAAATACAATACTTAAATCCACCGCCGTATTCTAATTTACAACGAATTATTGTCGAGGACTTGCGGAAAAACATTAACGAGATGCTATTTACCGACCCGCTAGGCCCGATTGACGCCCCAGTAAAAACTGCTACCGAGCAAACGATTCGCCAGCAGGAATACGCTAATCGATCAGGCTCTTCGTTTGGGCGGCTGTTTCGGGAGCTTGTGGCAAAAACGGTTGACGTGTCGTTAAAATGCTTAGAGAAGGTGATCGACCCAGAGGGCAACCCGATGATAGAGTTAAATATGTTTCGGGTAAATGGGCTTGAGATTGACGTTCAGAGTTTGTCCCCGTTGGCCACGTTGCAAGAAGAGGAAGAAATCTTGAGCCTTATGCGCTATTCAAGGCATATGATGGAGATTAAAGGCCCAGAAATGTTAGAAACGGTTTTAAATACCGCAGAATACGCACGTAAAATTGCCACGCATTTGAGCCTACCGGAGGGCATAGTACCGACCGAGGAGCAATCGGCTCAAATTCAGCAAAATATTATGGCCATGGCGCAAGAGCAATTAAGCCAACAAACGCCACAAGCGGCACCGGAGGTTGGGTAATGATACAGATTCCGTTTAGCGACGAAGAAAAGGCAGTATTACTTCGGCTATTTCGAACCCCAGACGGGCAACAAGCATTACAAATATTGGAAAATAACACGATCGGGAAGCCGGTAATACAAATGGTGCACCCCGATAGCGGGAATACTTTAATGGCAGCAGCACAACGAGAAGGACAGAACAGTGTAGTACGACAACTTAAACGACTTTTAGAGCAGGTAAAAAATAAAGCTAAGGAGGCTAATTAATGTCATTACTTGAAACCCCAACAGAAAGTGTAGAAACCGAAAACGTGCAAGCAGAAAGTGTTGCAACAGAAGCACCGGAAGAAGTTGTTAATGCTGAAACTGAAACTGTGGACTTGCTGGGCGGTAAATATAAAACTGCTGGCGATTTAGCGGCGGCGTATAGCGAACAAAGTAAATACATTGGGGAGTTGCGGAAGAACATTAAAGACGTCGAAGATAAGTATAAAGTACCAGATAATTACGATTTTAATTTTGAAGAGGGCGGGCAATTGGAAAAGTACAAAGGGTTAAGTGAGACCTTGGATTTGCCGTACCTTGCAGACGTTTTTAAGAAAAACGGATTAAATAAAGAGCAAGCCGAAGGGGTGCTTGAAAGTTACCTAGAGTCGATTGAAGCGTCTAAAGTTAAGCCAGAGGACGAGTTGCTAAAGCTTGGGCACCGAAAAGAGCAAGTGCTTGGCGAGCTCAATAATTATAAAAAGGGATTGAACGAAGCCGATCAAAAAATACTGGATAGCATGGCTACGACCGGAGAGGCACTGGATTTTTTACACCGGAATCTAGTTAAAGAAAAGCTAACTATTCCGTCGGGCAACGTATCGGCTGTGTCAAAACAGTCGGCCGAAGAGCTTTTATCAGAAGCTAGAAAGTATCAGAAAGAAAATGGTCATCTGTTTGAGGCTTACCCCGCAAAACAAGAAGAGTATTTAGGCAAAATGCGAAAATACTTTCAAGCGGCGGGCATACCGGTTGACAATTAAAAAAAAGTAAGTTATACTGTTTGTAGTTTTTTTATGGTAACCTTTTTTTAAAGCCCGTAAAAAACTAAAGTTGACCCAAACTTTAAATGGCAGATGAGGCCCGCTAAGTGGCGATAACCCAATTCGACTGTTGTACTAGTTGTTAAGAATTGAGGATAAACCATGTCATATAATATTTTAAACACTATCCAATTCAAAACGTTTGAATCGGATGTTCATCACGAATTTATTGAAGAAGGCGGAACATTAAGAAATACCGTACGAGTTAAAACTACTGGCGGCGAATCGCATCAGTTTCCAATTTACGGAGCGATCCGAATGACTGAGCACTCTGTTGGTACGGAAGTTTTACAGAGTAACCCCCCGGTTTCTAAAGTAACCATCACGATTAAACGATACGCTGGGCGTGTCTCTTGTGATGATTTTCTAAAAAGCGAAGTTAACTACGACGCAATTGCAGAGTTAAAACCAGCAATTACTGGAGCGTGTCGCCGAAAAGAAGACCAGATCATCATTGACGCTTTGGTTGCAGCTTCTCCGTCAAAAACTGTTGCTAAAAACATATCTGGTAGTAACGACAACCTAAACGTTGCGATGATTGCTCAAGCAGCTTTATTGCTTGACGAAGATGGTGTACCGGATGAAGGCCGTTACATTGTTGCGAGCGCACGGGGCAAACACCACTTGACTCAAGAAACCGATGTTAAAACGATTGATACAAGCGCAGTCAAAACTTTGGTGAATGGTAGCATCTCTAGCTTTTACGGCTTTGATTTCAAATTCATTGGCAATAACGGAGCAGAAGGTGGGTTACCTTTGGCGACTAATGACCGAACAAACTTTGCGTATGTGCGAGATGCGATCGGTTACGTCATGAACCGAGACTTCACTATGCGCGTAGAGTATAACGCAAATACTATTTCTGACGAGATTGTTATGTACTTTTCGGCTGAGGCTGGCGTTATCGATGCGTCTGGTTTGGTTAAAATTACTACTGACGAGTCATATGTATAAGGAGGACAGGTAAATGGCATTCGACATTAATTCATTTAAAGCAATCACTCAGTACGGACAGGACACTCCCGATTTGTTCATTTACAGCTCGCCCGATGCGTTGTCTGTAATCCGAGCAGCCGGTTATTTTAATGATCGGTCCGTAAACTTGAAAGTGAACGACATAATTCTTGTTGTGTCTTCAACTGGCGGAACGCCCGTCCACAGCTTCAATGTTGTTAACAGCAACACTGGCGGCGTGGTTGACGTCACTGACGGTTTGGTTATTACGGCTACGGACACTAACTAATAACTATGGCGATTACAGATATTAGCTTATGCACCGCCGCGTTATTATTGATTGGAGCCGACGAGATAACGTCGTTTTCAGATAGTACGCGTGAAGCTAAATTATGTAAATCGCTATATAGCACCACTAGGGATGGCTTGTTACAGAGCCATCCTTGGCGGTTTGCGATTAACCAAGTAGAGCTTAATAAACTAGCGGCTACTCCGCTATATGGTTTCTCGGCCGCTTTTCAATTGCCGACTAACTATTTAAGGCTGATTAAGAAAAACCCACCTACCCTAGATTACGAGATTCATGAGGATAAAATTTATTGTAACGCCACGCAATTGAAAATTACTTATGCGTTTTCGCCGCCCGAGCATAAATTCCCTGCCTACTTTGCGCGTGCGCTTGAGTTTGATCTGGCTCGTTTATTGGCCATTGCGTTACAGGAAGACGCTGATAAAGCAGCGGTATATGGCAATCTATTAAAGCAGCAGTTGATTGACGCTAAGTTAATAGATTCTCAAAACTCAGGGGGCACAGGAACGTCCCCCGGAACGCAGAGCTACCTTGCGGTTAGGGGCTAATGGCTCGTAAAACAAAACTTATAGCGGCGCAGCGATCGTTTGTGGGGGGTGAGATTAACGCCACTTCGATTATGGATATTCGCCGTGAGCGATACGCCGATTCAGCCAAGCAATTGCGCAATGTATACGTGAGCCCCGAAGGGTATGCGTTTAGGCGAGAGGGGCTAGAATACGTGGCGGCAACGACGTCAAACCAAGAAGCTCGCTTGATTAATTTTGAGTTTAACAATATTCAAACTTATCTGTTGGTGTTTACGGCTGGCGAGTTAAAAGTTTATAAAGACGATGTTTTACAAACGACGCTAACAAGCTCGCCGATCTCAACTTTAACCTTGGACCAAATAAAAGAGATGGATTTTACACAATCGGCGGACACCTTGCTTTTGGTACACCCCGATGTTCAGCCGATTCAAATTCAACGCACGTCTCATACAGCATGGACAGCGGCCTATGTTACATTTGAGCACATACCGGTGTATGCGTTTAACGGCGTTACGGTGACTGAACCGGCGACAAACCATTTGACTTTGAGCTCAGCAAGCGGTCGAGACGTAACCGTTACTTCAACGCAAAGTATTTTTAGCGCAGGCAGTGTTAATCAATATGTGATTGGGAAAAAGGGTGGGATTTTATTTATCACTCAATATGTTAGCGCAACTGAAGTTGTTGGAGACGTGCACGTTGACTTTCCCGATACGTCGATTAATGGCGGGGATTGGGAGTACGAATCTGGTTATGAGCCGGCGTGGAGCGCAAGTCGTGGGTGGCCAGCGAGTTTAACGTTTTATCAATCTCGGTTGTGGTTTGGCGGAAGCAAGGCGCGTCCGCAAACGCTATGGGGCTCGAAGGTTAGTTACTTTTATAATTTTGATATTAATGGCAGTAACGCCGCCGACGCAATTGATGTGACTCTGGATAGCGACGAGCTTAATGCAATTCAACGAATATACCCCGGGCGCACGTTTCAGATTTTTACAACGGCGGGAGAGTATTATGTGCCCAACCGTGAGACTGAACCAATTACGCCCGAAAACATTTCAGTCTTGCCGGCTACTGGCCACGGAGCTAGTGCAGTTACGCCGGTGTCGGTTGACGGTGCCACGATATTTGTGCAGAACAATGGCCGTGTTATTCGAGAGTTTTTATACAACGACGTGGAGAAAAGTTACAACGCCGCCAACGTGTCGTTGTATTCGTCGCATTTAATTAAGGCGTCTCGCAGTTTAGTAGTGCGAAAAGCGACCAGTACGGTCCCGGCTGATTTTGTGTACTTATTGAATACCGACGGGACGATTGCCGTGTTTAGCGCATTGCGTTCTGTTGGACTGGCCGCATGGAGTTTGTTTACGACTGAGGGTGAATTTGAGGACA